GTCTGCATTAACCCGTTTCCAGGACGGCCCACCACGTCTCATGTCCACCTTGTCCAGCGCCAGCAAACTCCACCACTTCGTTAATGCATCCTTTCTCTCTTGCTCAAGCGATTCTCATGCCTCCGATCATGGCCATCACCAACTTGCGGGGTTGATTGACGAACACACCCTCGGGGCAACGGATCAAATTGCCACGACGTACAGGCTGCGTGCTGGGGCGATCCACATCGTCGATTCCTCCCACGTACCCTTGCTGGACACTACCGAGAACGGTCGGATATATACCATCATCATACTCGAAGTTCAAAGACACGATCCGATCAACGGCGTTACACAATTGTTCCATGCACTTGTTCTTGTACACGCAACCGCAGGCTGGACAGAAGAAACCAGTAAAATCGCGCCCAAATGACCCAGCCATGATAGTCGACGTGCTTGCGCGTGTGTAATGATAGTAATTCGCCAAGTAACCCATGCGCGCGTGCTCGGATTTCGAAACCCCATTGAATGCGTAAGCCTTGATATCAATGAGCTGCATGACGGCCTGATCATTGACAAAGGTATCAACAAGATGTGTGTACGTCGGCATGTACATATACTCTCGAGCATGACGACCGCAATACTCACCGAGGCGTGTCAACCCTTCCAAAACGTCCGGAATGCCTAGTCCTTGTAGCAATGACTCCATGTTGTTGCGGATAGGAGAGGGGGAATCGGGGGATGTGTTCGAAAACGACTCAAATGACCAGCGCACCGTTCCCGCATCAATCTTGCCGACAGAGGTGGTGGGTGGCATGACTGAAGTTGGAACATAATTAGGGCATACGGGAGCGAGAACGAAGTTAGCAACGATCCATGCCATGCGATCATTCTGTGAGACGGCCTTCTTTCCAAACCATTTGCCCTTATTGGGTACGACGCGAAGGTTGTTAGCACACGCAACACGCTCAAATCCCGATGGACTTAGTTGATAATCACCATCGCGTGTCCATCCAATCACCCACATTCCCACACCTGAGACCGCATCAATATCTATGAAATGGCGAACGCCATTCGATGTTCCACGAATACCGTACCAAAAAACGTTTTCATCAGACTGACCCTCAACGACTTCAACAACATATTGGGTGCCATGAGCAGGGTTGAACCATCTGATGAAAAATAAGTGCCGTCCTGTTGGTGAGTGGTCGAACCTGAAAGTTTCAAGCTGGAGATCGGCGAAAAGAACCTCATAGTATGGGGCTGGGTGTGCTGCGTACACAATGCCCACGGTCGTGTTTGGAGTTGGCCCACGTGGTCCCATGGTCTTATAAATGTGACCCAACTTAGGCGCGTCGGTATACAGCTCGTAGGATAGACCAAAGGGTAAGGCCGAGAAGTCGTGTTGCATGCTGTGCTGAATGGTGTCCTTTGGTGCAACAACGCCATGATTGTATGTTAAAGCAGAGAATTGGAAAGAGGCGAGGTTTGTCGAAATGGATTGTTGATGAAGGATACCGCCGATATCACGCATGAGCACAGATATATCGTCAACTTTGGCAACGCGGGTGAGTGCAGCATTGATTTGATGCGTTATAGCTTGGGTATCGTAGGTGACGCGACGAGTGTCTTCCGATGACGCTTGAAGTTGAGCGAGCTGTTGATTGACGTAGTCGAGCCGTTTGTTGATCATAGAAAACATACCCTGCTGTTGGCCGCATGCGTTCAAAACCTCGTCTAACTTATGCTCCTTGACAACCGGCATCAGGCGATGGAGACTACGGGCAAACTCATCGATGGACGAAGCGTACTGATCCAAAAGCGACTTTCTGACCTCACGCCAAGCATACGAATTTTTAGATCCACGAACAACTTCAAGAATGTCTCTCATACGCTCGACGTCGTTGATTTTAGGTCGCTCAGTCCCATCTTCTGTCGTAACGTTAACAATCGGTATAGCATCTGAGTAGCATTCGATCGAAGTACTTTTGTGGGGAGATGTCAAAGAAATGGTTCCGAATTCGTCGTAGGTGGTAAGAACAATGATAAGAGTACGCGCAGGCATTGTGTTGAAGGCTTCAAGGTAAGGCGGGCGTTCTTTTAAAATTGT